GTCGCAGGGCTTGCATATACTCTTGATTTAACCAGGCAAGGTGTACTTGAATACGCAGATAAAGACGAGTTTTCTGACACTATAAAAAAAGCAAAGCTCAGAATTGAGGCAAATATAGAGGCCGGACTAATGAAAGGCTTAAATGCTACAGGCTGTATATTCAATTTAAAGAATAATTTTGGCTGGAAAGACAAGACAGAATTAGAGCATTCCGGCGGCATAGATTTATCAGGTAAGACAGATGCAGAACTGCAAGCCATTATTGACAAGGGCTGAGTTAGAGCTGCAAGCCGCTGCAATATATGAAATAAAGAAGCGCAAGGCTTCGAGAATGACTGTATATGGCATTGTTTGCCCTAAAGCTGGTCTAGTTAGGTGCTGGCAAGATCAAGGCGGCGTACTGGTAGAGGTTGACGAAGAACCAGATATTTCTATTCCGTTAAAGCTTGAAAGAGCATTGATAACCCCGAAGCCGATTAAAGTTATATACGGCGGTAGAGGTAGCGGAAAATCTGAAGGCGTTTCGGGCATTATGTCCGCGAAAGTAAAAGACCACGGACGAAAAGTAGGCGCGTTTCGAGAGTTTCAAAATAGCATTGAAGATTCTGTGCATTCAATTATTTCTAAAAAAATAACAGAAAGTTGCTTGCCCGGGTTCACGATAGGCGAAACAAAAATAACCCACGAAAACGGCGGGGCGGTTAAGTACAGAGGATTGGCTAGAAATGCGGAAGGCATAAAGTCAATGGATGATTTCGATGATTTCTGGATAGAAGAAGCAGCAACAATAAGCGAGAAATCACTAGAAACGCTTGAGCCAACAATAAGAAATAAAGACGCTGAAATATGGTACACGTTAAACAAAGGCAGCTCAGCAGACCCAATAAGTCAAGAACATATTGTTCCTTATGAAAGGGAATTATTAAGAAACGGATTTTATGAAGATGACCATGTGTTAGTCATTGAGATTAATTACATGGACAACCCTTGGTTTCCAGAACGGCTAGAAACTCAACGAAAAAAGAATAAATTAGGCTGGTCTACCGCAAAATATGATCATGTATGGGGCGGAGATTATAGCGATGAAGTGGAAAACTCAATTATTCCTGTTGATTGGTTTAACGCTGCGATAGATGCAGATAAAAAGCTCGGGTTTAAACCGCTAGGCTCAATAGTTGTTACTCACGACCCGTCAGACTTAGGTGATGACCCGAAAGGGCTTTGTTTGCGTCATGGCTCTGTTGTTCTCGATATTCAGGAGAAAGTAGACGGAGACGCTAACGATGGGGCTGACTGGGCGACTGATTACGCAATAGAGAAAAGAGCTGATTTATTCCGCTGGGATTGTGACGGTTTAGGCGTAACGCTTAGACGACAGATAGCCAAATCTTTAAAAGGCAAAAGAATCGATTTCGACATGTTCAAAGGCTCCGAAGGTGTAGATGACCCTGAAGATTTTTATGAAGCTGATGAAAATGAATTTGACGAAGATCGAGCAAAGACAAATAAGCAAACATTTAGAAATAAACGCGCTCAATACTATTGGGCATTAAGAGATAGATTCTTTAACACGTTTAGAGCTGTTTCTAAGGGTGAGTATGTAGACCCAGAAACAATGATAAGCATTAGCTCAGAAATTAACTGTATAGATCAGTTAAGGGCTGAAGTTTGCCGGATACCTAAAAAGCAAACAGGTAACGGATTAATTCAGATTATGAGTAAAGAAGAAATGCTTAAGAAGCATAAAATTAAATCCCCTAACTTGGCAGACAGTTTAATGATGAGCATGAGACCGCCATCACTAACAACCTGGACAGGTTCGGGGCAAGACCATAATTATAATGATTATTCAGGTAATGACGAGGGCGGGGATTCGTGGAAAACGATTTAATTCACACTAAGCTTGTCCAGTACGTTGAGACATTCTTTGAACATACTTTATTAGGTCACGCTGAAGCACGTACACGCCGCGATTATTACAATGGAATACAACATACAGCAGAAGAAGTTGCGACTCTTAGAAAGCGTAAACAGCCTGTAGTAACTGACAACCGCATTAAGCGAAAAGTTGATTATTTGTTAGGTGTTGAGCGTCAAACACGCACAGACCCAAAAGCATTCCCCCGTACTCCAGACGACGACGAATCGGCACAGGTTTTTACTGATGCTATTCGCTTTGTTTGTGATAACAACGACTGGGATATGGAACGCTCAGAATCATTTGATTATTTATGCGTTGAAGGTATCGAAGCGTACATGATCGACGAGGGCGAAGCGGGGAATGAATCAAAGATTTTCCCTAAACATATCCCGCATAATCGTTTTATTTACGACGCACATTCAACAGATAGATACTTTAGAGATTCAAAGTATAAGGGCGTTATTACATGGATGGACATAGAAGACGCTAAGCAGATGTTTAAGGGTAAAGAAGAAGCTTTAAATGTTACCCCAACACAAACTAATTCATCTTTTGACGACAAGCCAAGCAATGCAATCTGGATAGACTCAAACCGTAAACGGGTAATGATTATATTGCTCGATTTCTTAGAGGGTGGCGTTTGGAATAGAGCGCTATTCACTAAAGAAGGGATGTTATTTGACGCCGCGCCTTCTCGTTTTATTGACGAACACGGACAGCCTGAAAGTAACATCGTCGCAGGTGGCGCATTTATTGACGCTGATAATGATCGTTACGGCATAGTTCGCCAGATGATTTCCCCCCAGGATGAAATAAATAAACGCCGGTCGAAGTATTTAGATTTATTAAGTCGCCGCCAAACGTTCAGCAATGGCGCAGCGGTAGCAGATGTCAACAAAACTAAACTTGAACTAGCGAAAGCTGATGGTCACGTTGAGACGCAAGGAAAAGCACAATATGGTATTGATTTCGGTGTAATTCCGACTGGTGATATGGCAATAGGCCAATTTAACCTACTTCAAGACGCGCTAGGCTCAATTGAAGGCATGGGGCAGGGTGACGCTATAGGCTCGACCGCTTCAGGCCGCAGTAAAGAAATAAGCCAAAACTCTAACCTCATTGAATTAGGCCCGTTATTCGATACGCATAGACAAGTTTCTAAGCTCGTTTATAAGCAAATATTTAACCGTATCAAGCAATTCTGGACAGGACAGAAATTCATTCGTATTACAGACGACGAAAAGAACGTGAAGTTTTCAGAATTAAATAAGCCAATGACAAATGCGGATTTAGTTATTGAGAAACTAGGTCAAGAAGAAGGCCAGAAAGTTATTGCACAACTTCAAGGCGACCCACGACTTCACCAGGTGGCAGAAGTTAGAAACGCACCGGCTCAGGTTAACGTTGATATTATTATTGAAGATGCGCCAGACGTTGTAAACATTCAGGCTGAACAGTTTGAAAAGCTGGTAGCAATCGCTCCAAGCTACCCAGAAGAAGTTAAATTTAAACATATCCTGCAAATGTCTACTATCAGAAACAAAGATCAGATACTTGAGGACATGAACGGCGGGGATGAAGAACAGCAAGCCTTACAGCAAAAAGTAATTGAGCAGGAAAAACAAATACAAGAAATGGCGACTGAGCTAGAGCTGAAAGGCAAAGAGGCGAAAATTAATCTCGATAATGCTTCAGCAAAAGAGAAGGAAGCGAAGACTCGACAAATCGAAGTCGAGACAGAAGCTCAGGATATAGAAAACGAATTAATCACCGAATCTGTGAGTATGCATTTCGGTTAAACCAGTTTTATCCATGTGGTCAGCAGGGCCGGACATAAGGGCCCGTGAAAGCCGGGGTAACGAAGATGAGCCACTTGGATAAATTCAATTAAAACAAAGACCTTAACGGGTCTTTTTTTATGCCTGCAATTAAGCAGAAAAGCGCCTCCGGCTACTTTCGGGAGATAACCGCCTACGGGTTTACGGTAGATAAGGGTAAGAAAATGGCTGACCAATTAGAAGAGTTTTTAAATGAAGAATTAGGCGAAGAAATCGACGAAGAAACCACTGAAGAAGTGGCGACTGAGGAAGAAGAAACGCCTGAAACTGAAACGGTAGAAGAAGAAGGGGAAGCGCCTACGGCTCCCGAAGATGACGCTAAGACGGAAGACAAAGCGCCCGAAACTATAGCTATGAGTGCCTTTATGGGCTTAAAGCGTGAAAACCAGGAATTGAAGCAGCAGAACAATGCTTTAAAACAGCCTGAAAATAAAGAAGACGTTGACATATTTGAAGACCCTGAAAAGTTTAAAAATAATGTTATCACCGAAGCTCAACAAATAGCATTAAATAGCCGTTTTGAAACGTCTGAAATGATCATGCAAGACAAGCATGATGACTATGACGCAAAGGCCGTAAAATTTGAGCAGATGGTTGAAAAAGACCCTTCTTTGTATAACCAGTTAGTAACCAAGCGAAACCCTGCAAAGTTCATTTATGACACTGTTGTTAAAACTGAAAAACTTTCCAAAGTGGACAACATTGATGCTTATGAATCGGAAATTGCAGAGCTAAAAGCAAAACTGGCAGAGGTTGAAAAAGGCAATAAACCTGTTGAAGAAGTTCCGCCCTCAATGGTGGATGTGCGATCTGATCTAGCCCCGAAAGTGGAAGATCAAGTCGACTCTCTCGATGCAATTTTAAACGGGTAATTATAGGGCTTTGTCGTGAGACACCCCTCGACTGTCGCGAGACAGCCAGATTCCCCACAGATGGAGGCCCAAAATGGCTGAAATAACTATAAGCACAGCAAACCGCGTTAAACAGTGGGATGCAAAAGAACACGCGGCGTATGTTCGCTCTAACCGATATAAGCGTTATATGGGCACAGACGAAAACGCAATTATTCAACTTAAAGAAAACCTGACTAAGCAGAAAGGTGACGCGATCACCATCCCTTTAGTGGGTGCGCTT